GAGCACGTAGTGCAGGACAGGCCGAGCGGACGGGACCATGTAGGGCGCGAACATGGCGGCTATGGCGTCGACCTGTGCGCCTGCGCCGGCCAAGGCTGTGATGTCGACGCCTACCGCGCGGTTGCCCATGAATTGTGTGCGGTCGTAGGTGCCGTCTGCGTCAGGCATATTGTCCACGACATCGCGCACGACTGGCGCACCTAGGTCGAGCGATTGGCAAAAGTAGCCGGCGCTTTCGTCTTCCAGCAGGACACTGTTACCGCCGAGCACCAGCCACGCGGAACGTATGCACGTCATCAGCTGGCCCTTCGCATCGCGGCGACTAGCCGCTGCTCTAGCACGTCGATGTCGACAGGCTCCATGAATGACGCGTTCTCAATATGGATTGCTGGCCCTGCGCTCTTGCTCGCAGGCGTTACGGCTTCGCCTGCGTGCAGGTAGAACAGGCCTTCGCGCGTGATGGTGCCGCCAGTCTGCAATGGGTGAATGTACGGCAGGCCGACAGTGATGGTGGGCAGCGTGACGTGGAAGGGGCCAGCTCCGACTGTCCAGCCGCCAACGCTCAGGTGCAACGCATCCCAGCCGCGTATCACCAGGTCGACTGCGCTCTTGAAGCCATTCCATATGCCGTCCCACAGGCCTGCGAGCGCACCACCTACGCGGCGCGGGATGCCGGCTACGAAGCCGATGAAGCCATTCCAGACGCCTATGGCTGCGTCAGTCGCGCTGCGGACTGCGCCAGCGATACCTGACCATGCGCCTGCGAGCGCACCCCCGATAGCGCCAGCGACACGCGCGAAAAAGCCGATAAGCGCGGACCATGCGCCAACTATCCAATTGACCACTGCCGCGATAGCGGCCTTGATGCGCTGAAAGTTATTGATGATGAGCAGCGTGGCGATGCCGATAGGGCCCATCAGAATGGCGAGCAGCAGCGGCCAGTGTGTGCGAATCCAATCCCATACGACGCCTATCACTGCCTTGATGCCATTCCATATGGTCGACCAATTGCGGTAGATGACGTAGCCGATAGCTATCAGGGCGGCTATCGCTCCGATAATCAGCAGCAGGGGGCCGAGCGCAGCCCACGAAGCGACCGCTTCGGTGCCTTCGGCCGCGGTGGTCGCTTCGGTCGCGACCGCGGCCGCTTCCTGCGATGTCTTGAATAGGCCGAGCACGCTTTGCGTCGTGCTGACGGCTGCGCCTAGGCCCATCATGGCGACGCCTGCGACCTGGATAGCCGGCCCGTACTTCTGGCCGAATTCTGCGACCGCGTCTTCTAGCTTTGCGCGCATCGCGGAGAGCTTGCCGCTGAAAGTGTCTGCGGCCGCGCTCGCTTGCCCTTTCGTCTTGGCTGCGAGCAGGTCAAGCGCGTTGGTGTGATTCTGCGCGGCTTTGCGGGCAAGCTCCTGCGCCGCGGTCAGCTTGCCGTGCGCGGACTGCGACGCCAGGGTTGCTATGAAAACCTTGTTTTGGGCTTCGCGGAGCCGTAACGCTTCGGTAGCGGTCAGGTGTTTCTTGGACGCGTCTTGCACTTCGACGTTGAGCAGCGACTGTTTCGCAGCCGCGAGCGTCTTATCGGCGCTCTCGGCAGCCTTCGTCGCTTTCTCGACTGTCTTCTGCGCGGTGCCGGCCTTGGCGACGCTGATACCGAATTCTTTCAGTATGCGGGTGTTGCCGTTGTAGGCTTTGCCCATCTTCGTCGCAGCATCTGACAGCGAAATATGTTTCGCGGCTGCGAGGTCGCTTACCGTGTCCATGTACTTGAGCGCGGTCGACGTGCTGCCAGTCGCCTGCGTCAGTATCCGGATGGCGTCTTGTGTCTGTTCGGCGGTATGGCCGAAATTCTCCTGATGCTTAATGGTCTTCTCTATCTGCCCGCCGAATTCTTCGTAGGTGTGTCCTGTGGCGTCGATGGCCGCTTTTAGCTGCTGGTGCGACGCCTGTTCTTTCGAGCCGAGCGATGACAGCAGCGCGCCTACGCCAGTGACAGCTGCGCCGGCTCCCATCAGCGCGGGCCCTATCTTTTTGCCGTTCTCGATGACGCTGCCGATGGCTTCGTTCATGCCTGCGAGCGCTTCGCCGAAGGGGCCGAGCGTGCCAGACGCGTTCAGCGTCGACAGCATCTTCCCGAAACCTTGCTGCGCCTTGGACGCAGCTGACTGCGCGGCCGAGCCTGCGCCTTGCATGGCTTGGCCGAGCCCGCGCAGGTCGCCTAGGACACGTACGACTACCGAAGGGCCGGCCATCAGCTACCTTCCACGCTTCGCTTGCGCGACAGCCTTCTCTGTTTCGCGTGCGTCCCGTTGCATGAAACGAATAAATGCGTTGTATTCGTCATCGGTCAGCTGGTCGACCTGCGCAGGGGTCATCCTCCAGTAGCGGCAGAATCCTGCGAGGTTGTCGAGTATCCGGGCTCTAAAGGGTCTGTTATCTGCATGGGTGCTGTGTCGACAGTGAAGGTCAGGTCGATGTCGCCTGACCATTCCCAGAGCGTCGACGCGTCTGGCATATGGCCGCTGTCCACCGCGCGGCGGTACAGGTCGCCGAAGGCTGTCGCCTGCCAGCGGCTTTCTTCGTCGTCGGTGTCTTGCAAAATTTCTGACAGGGGCCGGCCTGTCGCCTTGTGCAGCGCGCGCATGGCGTTGGATGACAGGCGTAGCGGCTTGTCTACATGGATTGTCACTTCGCTGCGTGCCCAGCTCGGCCTGTCGTCAGTCATGGACTGCTGCCCCTTCGTCGGTCGTATTCGTCCATACGCTCGGGCTGTTCAGTATCTGCCCGATGGCTTGCGAGTAGAGCGCTGCGGCTTCGTTTGCGAGGCCTTGCGCGGCCGGCCACAGGTAGCGGCCTGACGGTATGAATTCGCGTTGGGAGCCGTCAGGGCGCGTGCCGCCAAATTCAATCCAGCCGGCGTAGGGGACTGTCGCGCGGCCCATCCGCACAGCTGCGCCTGTGCGTGTCCCTGACGTGCGTACGCTGCCGGCTAGCCGGCCTGGCGCATTCCATCTGGACGGGGCCCTTTCGTCTGCCGGCAGCGACGCGCGCGCGCGGGCTGCGACAGGTTCGGCCGCGGCTTTGCCGGCCGCTTTTATCGCCCGGTAGAGCGGCCCTGACACGTCGCTACTCATACGGTTTATGTCGCGGCGCAGCGCCTTCATGCCGACGACGCCTACCGCAGTAGCGGGCATCGCTATGCGACGCCTGCTACCCAGGCTGTGCCGCTCCAATGGGCCTGCCCGCTCGAGCCGGCTGTCTGTGTCTGCACGTACTGCCCTGTCGTCCACGCAGACGTAGGTGACGCGGTGACGGCATTGGGGGTGCCGGCTATCAGCGCGGCGACTGTCGCAGGTGGCGTCGAGCCCGCAGGCGTCCAGGTGCCAGGCGTTCCCGCGGTCGCGCCGGTAGCGGGTACGCCAGTGTTGCGGGTAGGCGGCTGGTCGAGAATCCAGTCGATGTCTACTTCTGACGCGGTGCCGGCCTGCCCGCCGAAAATGGCGTAGGGCTGCGGTATCGCATTGCCTTCAATTGACGGGTTGGTGGCGCTGGCAGGACGGCTCTTGTAGGGCCGAACCTTGAAGCCGCACAGCGTCCCTGACGCGGCGTACGCATTGAGCGCTGATTGCAGCGTGGCGTCCGTTGCGCCTGTGTCGAAAGCCTGCGCGAGCTTGGCCTTGAAGTGCCATTTTACCGGCCCCGGATAGTCTTTGACGCCACAAAAAGTGGTTAGCTCGATGGGTTTATTCTCGGGCTCGACAGATACTTCCATGCCGAGACAGGACAGGTTCGCGCCAGTAATTTCGACGTAGGCGTCTGTCATCATTACCGGCGTCGCGGTAGGCGGGGCAGGGTCAGCGGCCTGCGGCGTCACTTCGCCACCATTGCCGCCGGCCGCTCTCGGGCTTTCAGTCGTCGCCATCAGTGCATTCCCTTCTACATGGTGATTTCTAGGAGCAGGTCGCCAGCTATCAGGTCGACGCCTGACACGCGTAGGACACGCCAATTCTCTTGTGGGCCAGGGTCGATGACCTGACAGATACCGCCGAAAGTGGGGTCAGGGTAGGTAGCTATGGCGTCGTAGGCCGCGGTCAGCATGCCGTCTACTTGGTCGGCTTCGGGCAGGCCGCGTGCCGCGAGCATTGGCATGATGGCGATGTCGCTACCGAATTGGCGTTGCCGGTAGTTGACAGTGCGCGGGTAGCCGACGATGTAGGCCGGCGCATTGAAGGTTTCGGGGGGCGAAGCGAAGACGGTAACGGCAGGGTCCAGCGTCGCCAGCAGGTCAGCTACCGCAGCCGCGATAGGAGCTCGCTTCCACGTCACGGCTAGCCGCCGAAGACCAGCGGCGCATAGCCCGAATAGAGGGCTTCTACGTCAGGGTCGGTGCGGCCTACCCGCATGGCGGCTACGTCACCCCAGCCGATGAGGCCGTCTACCGTGTCGCGGCGACGGTAGAGCTTGGCGGCGTGCATCTGTGCGGCGAGAAAACAGTCGTCGGGCAGGCTGGTTGTATCGGCGGGATAGATGGGCAGGCCGCTGGTCGCGTCCGTACCTAAACGTGCGACGCCATAGGCGATAGCGGCCAGTCGTGCCTGGTCGATTACGGCGTCGCTGGTGGCGTCAGGTTGCATGCGCAGCCAGCCGCGCACGTCGGGCAATTTCGGCCATCCTGACGCCACCATCAGCCCCTATCTACCGTCGTCTGGCGCTGCCGCCATTGCCGCCAGTCGCGCCTTCGCCTTCGGCGGTTTCGGCTTCGGCTTCCATGACTGTCGGCAGCGACGTGACGGCACTGAGGTCGAGCGGCACGTACGCGCCACCAGCCAACGTGCCGTAGGCCAGGTAGCCCCCATAGGCCACCTGCACCCCCAAAATGCTGGGCTCGATGACGCTTAGGAGCCCAATGTTTTCCTCGTAAACCTCATACAAATCTGTCGGTCCCACGATGCACGTCTTCGCAGGCGCGAAGGGCACGACAATGCGGGGCAGGCCGAGAATGTCGCCCCGGAACGTCGCCAGGCTGCTGCCGCCGATGTCGAAGCCGTCGGCGCTGTCGCCCCCTACCGCCGCGTCAGGTGGCAGCACGACGCGTGTCGTATCGACCAGGCTGCCGAGCGCAGCCCATACGTCGAGCGAGCACCAGACCGCGCCAGGCATCTTCTGCCCCGCCGAGTAGGAGTGCATCGCCGCGGTGTAGAGGCCCTTCGTCCAGTCTGCGAGCACTGGCGCTGCCGGCAGCGCTGGCGGCTTCGTGCCGGTAGCCGCAGTGACGAAAGCGGCCGCCACGACAGTCTCTG